GTAAATAAGAGGCTTTTTTCCTATCCATAAGATTACCTACCTCAACCCCATATAAGGCCCTGTAATGGCTTCCTACGCCCTCTGCATAGGCACTCATACCTAGTCTGTGGGTGTGGCCACACAATACTGATTTACCCCATTTTTTAGCCAAATTAAGAGCTGTAATACCAGCGTGCTGAGACATATTGCCTTCATCGCCGTGGGCTAACATCCAGCCTGGGTAAAACTCATAAGCTGTTTTGTGGTACTCCATACCCATATCCTTGAAACCCATAAAGGCTGGGTACTGTAGTTCGGGTAGGCTGATTAAGCCAGGGACTTTTAGTAAAGTGTTATATAAGCGATCAGTATGATTACTGCGGATAATATGGCACTCTCGGCTGTACTCACTGAGATCCCACAGTATCGACTTAGTAAGTTCCCGATCATCGTGAATGGTTTGCCGATAAGCCAAAGGTGTGCCCTCAGCCCATTTGCTAATTGTATTAAAATCAATTTCATCCCCGACCACCAATACTGAATCAAACTTCTCCCGCCTTGCTAACTTGATAACATTCTTTACAGCTGCTTCGTGGTGGAATGGCACCTGTAGGTCGGATATTACTAGCCAACGCTTAATCGTCATCCTCATCGAAATCGTCAAGTGGATTCTTGATAGGATCTTTAGTATCTACGATCCAGTCTGGATAACTTGACCTATCCATCGCAAACGCTAGAGCTGTGCCTTCATCCATTCCAGATTTACGGCACGCCATATAAACCTCATTAGCTGCTATTGCCCAGAAATCCAGTTTAGTGAGTACAGGCTCTTTAGTAGTCCTACGCTTACGTACTGCCTTCTTCTTTGGTTTGCGTTTAGTAGCCATAATTAAATTATGACTTACTGATTAAAATAAAGAGATCATCGACACGCTTCTCTAGCCGTGTTAATTGATCCTTCATACTAGAGCCACCATTCGGGCGCAACTCATTAAGCCAGCCTTTAACTAAAAAACGTAATCCTATTAGCCCGCCTGATAGCACGGCCATAACGCCAGCGCCAAAGCCAGCCCATTCTGTAGGACTCATTTTTCATTAGCACCGATGCCATAGGCAATATCGGATTTATCTAAAGCCCTAGCTGCTGGCCCTGCGAGTGCTGCAATTACTACAGACAGCGCTGGGTCTAAACCTAATTCATTACTTGCTAAGAATGTTAAGAATGATACCAATACGCCACGTGCGTATGACTTTAGTATCGCTTTTTGTTTTTTGCTTATCTTCATATCTTGCCCCCTATTAGTGGTATATCGAACGGCTTACTATCTTTGTCGCCTAACTTTGTAAAGCTAATATGTATGTGTCGCTTGTGTGGATTTACACCACGATACTTACGCCACTTCCAGTTTAATATCTTGCTAGCGATGTGTCCGTTATGGATGACGTAAGATAAACGCTTATCGGTTTTGCCAGCGACTCTGATTTGGTCAGCCACATAAGCACTGATCCCTTCGGGTGAACCCAAGCGAGAATCAATATCAATTGCTCTGACCCACCCAAATTCGTCTGGAGAATGATCCGACTTTCTGGCGGCGTGACGGCTATCGCCCACCCACCCATCACTGGCAGTACGCCTATCTGGAAACCACGTATCAACTTGATCTCTTAACTGCACACCAGCTGCACATAGTTTGGGTTTAATCGCCATAATCTTGAGGGATTGTGCCTAGAGGCCAAGTGCCTTTAAGTCATCAACCTCTAAACCTAAAGCCGCCAACTTTTCAATAGCAGCATTTTTCTTGGCTAGTTCAGCTGCTCTTTTGGCAGCCTGTAATTCATCATCTTGTTGTAATTGTTGTATCTCGGCATCAGTTAATTCAATATCTATAACTTCGCCAGTTTCAGTATTGTGGATGCGCTTTGTTATTGTCATTATTTCACTCCGTAAATTAAGACTGTTCCGCCATTAAAAGAAACAGTACCTGCGCCTGGATAAACTCTAAACTCAGTTATTGCTGTGTTGCTTCTATAAGAACCAGAACTGTTTAATGATTGAATTGCATTGGTGCTGTTTACAACAAAAGCACCAGCCAAATTGAAAGGTTTGTGATTGGTTGTCGAAGCATAATCATAGATTTCTAAAGCCCAAGCATTATTGGTATTAGAGGGAGCATATTCAGAACCCATCAATGGTATTCCAGGAAAGCCGCCATCGCCTTGTGTAGTAATAGTTCCACCTGTGGCAATTTGATTTGAATATGCAACCGCATTGGTAGTACTGTTTGGCTCTATTCTTACATAAGCATTAGTTCCCGAACTAACATCTATGTTTTTAATAATTATGAAAAGATTATTGTAAGATTGATTTACTGAACTAATAAGTGTGCTAGCGCCAGATAAAGTAGTTGTTGATAACAAAGTCATACCACCACTGCTAGGTGCAGCCCAACTTGGCACGCCAGCAGCCACTGTTAGTACATTTCCAGTGCTACCAATACCTAATCTTGCAGGTGTTGATCCACTTGAAGAATAAATAATATCGCCAGTAGTTGTCATTGGGTTAGTCATACCTGTTGTATCTAGGTTTGCCCAAGCGCTACCAGTGTAATAAGTAGTTACGTTTGTATCTTTGAGATAAGCAAAATTACCTTCTTGTGGTGATGTTACAGCTGCATCTCTAGCAGCAGCACTGGCAAACACCCAGACACCCTGCATTAAGTAGCCATCTACATCGGCTGCGGTTAATACCTCGCCTGTAACAAAGTCTTTAAATCCTAATCCTGCTGCCATTTTTACTCCTTAGTAACTAAGCACATTATAGTCTAAAGTGCCGTAGATATTGTTATCTAAAATTAGGGCGTCGATTACTGGCTCCAGCGTAGTAAAGATGACCCTAAAACTGTTTGGGGTGATGACGTTTTGCACGCCAAATATCTGTAAAGTTTTATCCAGGGTAGATCCACCTGGCTGGGTAGTAACTACTCGGATCGGGTCAAAGAAATCCAATTCTAAAGCTGCAATTATGCCTGCATTGTAGTTAGGCGTGTATAGGTCTAATTCTATAGAATCGCATCGCACGCTGGTCTCGGCTCTACTAGCTGTATAAGCCTGGGCATAATCTAAGGCTACGGCATCGGTCTGCATTAGTAGGTCTTGGATCTGATAACTATGGATAAAGTATTTATCTATTGAGGCTTGGTTGATAGCGGTCTGGGGCGATCCGCCAGCCCTTGTAACAGTGGATGAGTTAAAAACGAGGGTATCATCTAACTTCCAATTAGCATTAGCGTATGGGATACCTGTGCCATTGTCATTAAAGGTAGTTACTGTGCCACCTATTGAGCCAGCGGTTACAGCTCGATCTTGAAATACAAACTCCCCATTAGCATCAACATATAAAGCCCCATACTCTGAGCTAGCCACAGTCTGCATAGCCCCTAGTGATGTGCGTAATGTGCCTGGATCATTTTGTAGTGTAGTTAGACCTGCATCAATATCACGCATAGTTGCTGGCCAGTCAATTTGATCTAATATCTGGTTAATTCTTGTGCCTGATAAGTCGCCAGCGTTAGCACCTGCCACAGTAGTGATCTGTGCATTGTTGGCTAATCTAAACGCATCTACAGCTTGTATGGTTGTATAGGCTACCTCTGTAGCATCTTTAGGTTGAGTATTAACATAGCTTGTAATAAACCCTGAAAATATAGGATAAGTCGTAGCGCCATAGGTTGCAGTAATCTGCACCTTTTTCATAGGTGTTAGGTCGGGAGCGTAAGGGCTTAGTGGGTTGGTTGGGTTAAAATCGCCATTTTGATCTACGATGCGTAAGGTTAATTGGCCTGTCTGAAACTGGTCAAATAAAGCATTACGGCCTCTGGTGGTTTGTATAAAGTTAATTTGATTTGACACATCAACAATGATGGCCGCTGAATCTGCCAATACGTTAACGTCTAATATTCCTGAATCCAATATAAAACTCTGCGCAAACGATGGCCCAGTGCTAAAATTTATGTAAGCGTTAACTACTGGTACTGTCATTGGAAAGCAATCGAGCCAGCAGGTACTAACGCTCCGTTACCAAGTTTAGTTATATTGCCTAACGCATTTTGTATGTACACGCTTAGGTCTTGCTCGCTAGTTAATACTGCGCCTGTATTGACTGTTACCTGTGGTACTACTGTAGGTGCTGCTGCTGCGGCAGCTGTAGTCGCACTAGATGGCATACCACCTGGCACGGCATATTGACCTGCTTGCGCAAAGAATGCATCAGCCTGTGCCTGTAATCTTGCAGATGAGGCAGCCAAGCCTGCTGCTGCGCCTGCTTCAATTCCCATCGATTTAAATTGGCCAACTAAACTGGTAAAAATTTGATCGTATTTATTAGGCAAAGTATTTAAAGCATTAGCAGCATCGGTAGCAGCAGTGGCTAATAAATCAGTTGCTGTCTTAGCATTTAACTCTGCTAAATACTTCTTAGCCAAAGCCTCGTTATTGTCTAGTATGGCTATCTTTGCCTGGATACGTAACTTAGTCTCGGCATCGGTAGCCTCGCCCAGCGCCTTCATTAAGCCTATGCGCTCAACGTCAAATTGCTGGGCTAATTTATCTACCTCGGTTTGTTTCTTATTTTTGGCATCTAACAGCGCTAATTCTTTTTTCTTCTGCTCCGATAGTTTATTTTCTAGGCGTAGTTGCTGGCCAAAGATACGAGCCGATGCTCGGCCTTGTTTGTTGTCTGGCTGAGTGGCGCTTCTTGCACCACCAGCTAATCCCACAGCTCTTTGCAAGGCTAGCCCACCTGGTTGTAATCGTATTAACAGATCGCCCAAGCCACCAGAAGTTATCTTAGATGCTAGGCCGTCTAACTTACTAATTAGTAAACCTACGCCATAGATCGCATCGCTAATAGACTTGGCAAAGGTGTCCATTTGGTTAGCAGCGCCTTCTATGCTTCTATCTTTACCTAGCAAACTTATAGCATCTAATAAACCTTTACCGATTTCTTCTTTAGCATCCTCTGTAGCAACTGTTAATAGATCCATTTTGCCAGCATAGGTAGTTAATCTAGCTTGTGCTTGGCCAGCAAACTTGTTATTAAGTTCACCCAGGATCTTATCCATATCACCAGTTTTTAACGTGGCCTTACTTATGCCAGCACCTAAACGGCTCAGACCTGTGGTGTTGCCCGAGAATCCTCTAGTTAATGCTGCGCTTACCTCTGTCAAAGATCGACCAGTAGCAGCACTTACATTTAATGCAGTGTTTAATGCATCTTGGCTCTTAGTAATAGATCCTGTAGCTGTTAGTAATTGCTGGAATGCTGGGCGTAGTTGGTCATCTAATACGCCTGTAACTCTTTGTAAATTGGCTATGTAATCTTCAACGGCTGGCGCACTAAATGCAAAACCAGTATTACGTAATTGAACCTCTAAAGACTTGGCTGCCTTCTCATCGGCTGCAAAGGCTTGCACTGCTCGTTTGCTAAATTGGAATAATTGTTGAGCCCCAAAAACACCAGCAAAGGTTTTGCCTAATTTGTTTACTTGCTTATCAAAGGCTGACACATCCTTCTTGCCTTTATTAAGCGCCTTACCATTCCAAGTGGCTATTGCCGAGACTACTACATTGGCCATTACGCTGCCTTCTTAATCTCTGTTGATTTGTTAAATTTTATAGCTGTGGAATTAATAGCGCCTAGCACTGCTTGATAAACCTTGCCACTATCTTGTGCCCAGGCTTTGTAGATTAAGCGGCCTTTAGTTTTTCGACCACCAGCACGCACGCCTTTAATCTTTGGTTGTGAGGTAAGTCCTGGCATTGATGTAACGAATTGATAGCCAGCAAAAGGATTATTTGATGCATACTCTCTGGTAGATTTGTTGTAAGTATACTCACGTGCTCTAGCCTTGCCTTCAAATCCTTGTACCTTGCCAAAGGTTGTGCCAGGCAGGCTTGGATCGATCTGCTGGAATGGCGCTCTACCTTGTGGGTTTTTACGGCCAGCAGTTTCATATATGCGACCAGGTGCACTTACGTTGTAAACATAATTGCTTACTTTAAATCCATTTTTAAATACTTGATTATCGCCTGAGTTATATCCAATACCAGCCTTGACTGTGCCAGCATCATACTTGGGAAATGGGCGATAATTAATGTTTGCGTTAGGCTCTTTAGTCCAGCCCGATAATACCTCAGCATTACCAGGCACAAATGATCTAGCCTTAGCTGCT